TGGGTGCTGTATTAGGTATTGCGGCATGGGGTAGAACGCAGGAGAAGGTTGCTGGTAGTGCTGTGAATCCAATAGCACCAAGTTATACACCTCCAACTGTGACCAGCCCATATACGAACCCTGTACCTATGCCATCATATCAAAACAAACCTGTTCCACCACCATCACAACCATTACTTTGAGGTTAATATGAAAAAGTTTCTGATTGCATCATGCCTTGCTTTGACAACCACATTCTTTATGCCTTCAGCTCAGGCTGTAGAGAAAGTAAAGGTTTGTGTTGATGTGAAAGACAAAAAGGGTAAACCTGTGAAAGATGTTAAGGGTGTTACCAAGCAGAACTGTAAGATGATGAACAAACACCAAAAGCTAGACGGTAAAAAAGTTCCTACAAAGAAAAAGAAGTGATTGATTTATGTTTAGTTTGTTTCTAGGTCTGGGTCGAATACCAACTATGATCATAGCAGGCATGGCTCTGATTGCCGCTTTCTACGGCTGGCTACTCGTTCATGATCACAATCTAAAAAATGAAATTATAGCTGAGTTCAACCAGCAACAAGAGCAAATCTTAGCTGAAAAGCAAAGGGAGTTTTTGTCTCAGATGCAAGAACTTCAAAAACAAAACGATAGTTTGCTTTCCAAGATGAAAGAGAAAGAGACTGAAGTGGTCTCTAAGATGACACAGATTGAAGAGCAGATAAATACTAATGATAAGACTTCTGAAGCCCCTAAATATTACATGGAGTTGATGAAACAACTGAATAAGAACTTTGGTGATAAGAAATGAAGTATGTGATCGTTCTATCGGCATTGTTATTATCTGGTTGTGCATCTGCGCCTATCAAGTTACTCGAACCCGAATACAAAGTGGTTACACCACCCGAATCTCTATATGACTGCCCGATTGAGAAGAAGTTTCCTGATTCTAAAAACTTAACTAACGAACAAGTAGGCAAGCTAATACTCAAACTACAAAAGAACAATTTAACCTGTAAAAACTCTCTAGAGAATGTCCATAACTTTATGGATCAGGCGAAAGAGACTATAGAGAAAAAGTGATGACTGAAGATTTTAACACAAGCACAAAGATAGATATTGAACTCCTCAAGAAGGATGTTAATATCATGACTTCCTTGTGTGAAAAATTCGACAAGACCATCGACAAGATGCAAGAGATTGCTTCTAGTCTATCTCGTATGGTGTCATTACATGAACAACGTATTGAAAGCCAAGAAAAGACTTCACAAGAGGTTCAAAGCGTTCTGGAAATGCGTAGAATAGAACATAATAACGATATTAAAGAATTGCATTCCCGTATCACGACTGTCAACAGAGAACTGTCTGATAAGATCGAAGAGACGGAAAGAAATATCTTAGGTGAACTTCATTCACTTAGAGAAGAGATCAAGGTTGAGAAAAACTCCTTTGGTCTGAGACTCGATCAAGTTGAAGCATGGAAATACACCATAGTTGGTGCATTGATGATTTTGACATGGCTTCTAGCCAAATCTGATATTAGCACCATATTCAAACTACTTTTTCATTGACCTCCTTAAAATTTAAGTGTATAATGACCATTCAAATGGAGTGGTGTGGAAAAGTATGTCCTTATACATTGACAAGAAGTTCGTTTCGCTGGTCTCAACGAAACTAGAACGATTCGCTCAGAAGTCTGAGTTCCTTTGGAACTTTAGATGCCCTATCTGCGGTGATTCCCATAAAAACAAATTCAAGACTCGCGGCTACATTTATCGCCGCAAGAGCGACCTCTTTTACACATGTCATAACTGTGGCACATCCATCTCTCTCGGAAACTTCATAAAAGCTATCGACCATTCATTATATCGTGAGTATCAACTTGAACGATACAAGTGTGAGAGTGGTGGTAATGTTGCTAAGCCTGACTTCTCTCTGGCTATGGAAAAACCTGTTTTCAAGCCAAAAACCATCTCTATCGGTGACTATGCTGAAAGTTTGAAATCTCTCTCCGATAAGCACGCCGCCAAAAATTATATCACAGAGCGGTTGATTCCTAAAGAATCGCTGGACACTATATACTATACTGACGACTTTGAAGGGTTTGTAAAGCAAATATATCCAGAGTATGAGAAGAAGATATGGGCTGAACCTCGTATCATCTTACCATTCTATGATGAGAATAATGTCTTACTAGGCTTTCAAGGTCGTGCTGTTCTGAAGTCTGAGATAAAATATATAACCATAAAACTTTCTGACGACAACAAGAAGGTATTCGGTCTCAACACAGTAGACAAAACCAAACGCATCTATGTCGTAGAAGGTCCTTTAGATTCCCTTTTTCTAAAAAACTCCATCGCCATGATGGATGCAACTCTATATACCGCTGTATCGGTTGTCGGACCTTATGATTATGTTTTTGTGTATGACAACGAACCGCGAAACAAAGATGTGTGTAGGCACATGCAGAAGACTATTGACTTACATCAAAAAATCTGCATTTGGCCTAGGCATATCAAAGACAAAGATGTTAATGATATGGTGAGAACTTATGGGAAAGTGTTTGTCCAAAGTATTATAGATAGTAATACGTTCAGTGATCATCGGGCGAAGTTAGAGTATGAGATGTGGAGAAAGACATAATGATTAAGTTACAGAACGGCTCAGCCGAGCATATAGGCAACCCATTATATTTGAGTATTGATTGGATTTCTGCTGTCTATCCATTTGCACCAGATGGTAGTAGCATGATGACTATGATCTATGGTGGTCCTACAGGTGCAACTTGGATAGTTGAAGATAGCGTCGAAGAAGTAATAAAGAAGATTAAAGAAGAGAGAGAAAGAACATGAACAATTACCTGCCAACCGAATACCAGCAATTCATTCACAAGTCACGTTATGCTAGATGGTTATACGACAAGAATCGTCGTGAAACATGGGACGAAACTGTCGCCAGATATTTTAACTTCTTCACAGAACATTTACAGGAAAACAACGGATTCATCGTTAGCCCTGCTGTTCGTAAAGAATTAGAAGAAGCGGTTCTTACTGCTAAAGTTATGCCATCAATGCGTTGTCTGATGACTGCTGGTGAGGCTCTCAAACGAGAGAATGTGGCAGGCTATAATTGTTCATATGTTGCTATTGATAATCCACGTTCGTTTGATGAAGTTCTATACATTTTGATGAATGGTACTGGTGTGGGTTTCTCTGTAGAAGAGAAGTTCACCTCACAGATGCCTGTTATCTCCGATGACTTCTTCGATACCGATACAACCATTGCTGTTGTTGATAGCAAGCTCGGTTGGGCTAAAGCACTGAAAGAATTGATTCACTTGCTCTATGGTGGTCAGGTGCCTCGTTGGGACCTCTCGAAGGTTCGCCCTGCTGGTGCACCATTGAAAACTTTTGGCGGCCGCGCATCCGGGCCTGGTCCTTTGAACGATTTGTTTAATTTTTGCGTTTCCACTTTCAAGAAGGCTGCCGGTCGCCGCCTGACCACACTTGAGTGCCATGACATTGTATGTAAGATCGCTGAAATCGTTGTCGTTGGTGGTGTTCGTCGTTCCGCACTGATCTCTCTGTCTGACTTGTCTGATGATCGTATGCGTGTTGCTAAGTCTGGTGAATGGTGGAAAGATAACGTTCAACGTGCATTGGCTAACAACTCATTCGTAGCCAAAGACAAAGTTGACGTTGGCATCTTCATGAAGGAGTGGCTGTCACTCTATGAATCGCATTCTGGTGAGCGTGGTATCTTCTCTCGCACCGCATCACAGAAGCAAGCCGCTAAGTTCGGTCGTCGTGATCCTAACCACGACTTTGGTACCAATCCATGCTCTGAAATTATTCTGCGTTCTCGTGAGTTCTGCAACTTGACTGAAGTTGTTGTTCGTGGTGATGATAACATCGCAACACTCAAGGAGAAGATTCGTGTCGCAACTATTATGGGAGTTTTTCAAAGCACTCTCACTAACTTCAAGTATCTATCTAAGAAGTGGAAAGAAAACTGTGAGGAAGAGCGCCTACTCGGAGTCTCGCTCACGGGCATTACAGACAATGAGTATACTAATGGAAAGACTGGTAAACTGGAAGAAACGCTAGTCGAGTTGCGTCAGGTCGCGGTTGATACTGCTAAAGAATGGGCCGCTAAGATTGGTATTCCAGTCTCCGCCGCTGTCACTTGCGTTAAGCCATCTGGTACCGTCTCACAGTTGGTTGATGCGGCATCTGGTATTCATGCTCGTCATAGCCCATACTACATCCGCACCGTTCGTGCAGACAAAAAAGATCCTCTCGCAAAGATGATGATTGATGCGGGCTTCCCTGCTGAAGATGATGTTACTAAGCCAGATCACACCTATGTGTTCTCTTTCCCAATCAAGTCACCTGAAAATGCTATATACCGTAGTGATATGAATGCTATTCAGCAACTTGAATTGTGGCTTGCGTATCAGAGACACTGGTGTGAACACAAACCTTCGATCACCGTTTCTGTCCGCGAAGAAGAGTGGCCTGAAGTTGGTGCGTGGGTTTGGAAGCACTTCGATGAAATGTCCGGCGTTTCATTCTTACCTTTCTCCGACCATGTTTACGCACAGGCTCCTTATCAAGATTGCACTAAAGAAGAGTATGAAGCACTCTTGGCTTCAATGCCAAAGAATGTAGATTGGTCGAAGCTTTCAGATTATGAAAACCGAGACACAACCGTCGGATCGCAAGAGTTGGCCTGCTCAGCCGCTGGTGGTTGCGAAATACTTTAAGGAAATGCAATGTCTAAAGAAATAGAGAAAAAAGAATGTGATTGTTGCGAGTCTCACTACAGACTCGTTTACAATCTCAGTGATACCTCTGGATATCCTAAGTTCTGCCCATTTTGTGGCTCTGAAGCCTATGATGACGACAAGATGGTCACTGACGAGGACGAAGAATAATAAATAGGTACATGAAAACATTCAAGCAACACAAAAAAGAAAAGAAGATGGATGATGGAGAAGGGTCGGGAGTAATTCCCGCCCCGATCCACTTCAAACACTTCGCAGATATCGATACCGGTACCGGTGTTATACCAGCCGCTATTCACTTCAAGCATGTTCATAAAAAGAAGAAAGAAAAGCTTGACGAGGCTAAGAAGAAAGGTCCTGATCATTTCCAGCAATGGATGAATGATACGAGTGACAACGAACATCTCTCAAAATTAGGCAGTAATGACAAACGCGATGCAGAGATTTCAAAAAAACTTCACAGCACCAATAAGTTTTCTGCCAATCATGAAGATGCTATTAGAGGATATACCAATGATAGTGAAGGTGGTGAACCCGGAAGCCAAACGATCAACAAACCTCTCATAAGCGGTAAATTTAGCAATAAAACTCATCAAAAAAATGTTGAGACTCATGCTAAACAATTAGACTCGGCTATCGATAAGAATAGAATCCAACATGATGTTCATGTCTATTCCGGTACAAGCTTCAATCCTATGAAGCACATGGACGAAAACGGCCGCCTACATTCACCAGCCTATATCTCAGCAACTCATAGTAAACCCGTTGCCGGTGGTTATGCTCAATCTGGTGGTGAAGGTTATGGTATGAGACACATCATGCATATACATCTAAAAAAAGGTGATCCCGCGACTCACGTTTCTCATTTATCTGATTTTGGTGATGAACATGAAACGCTTATCAAGCGTGGTACCACACTTCAGCACCACGGGCACGAAGATCACTATGATAGTCATGGCGAAAGCTGGTATCGTATCCATCACATGACCATTGCTAAAGACTGACCTATATACTCCACAAGGAGTGTATCATGTGGTTATATCAAGGTAAAGAGATTACAGAAGAAGAGATTGGCGACCATATTGGTTTCGTCTATATGATCACCAATACAATCAATAACAAAAAATATATTGGTAAGAAACTCTTCAAATCAACCCGCACAAAAGTCATCAAAGGCAAACGTAAGAAGGTCAAGCTCGATTCTGATTGGCAGACCTATTACGGTTCAAACGCCATTCTCAAGGAAGATGTTAAGACCCTAGGTGGTCACCTCTTCAACCGTGAAATCCTCAAGCTATGCAAATCTAAAGGCACGGCTAACTACTGGGAAATGAAGTACCAGATTCAGCATGAAGTCCTTGAGAGACCTGATGACTACTATAACCAGTGGATCATCGTCAAAGTCCATCGCTCTCACATCAAAAACTAACAATCCTAACATCATTTTGCTATGCATCCGGCGCAGGTCGGCTATGCACGGTTATGCTTGCCTTTATTCCGTTTAGTGATATAATATATGTATAGTTGAGATGGAGATAAGAAATGACTAATGCAGAAGCACTTGAGATCATCGAAGGCCTTCGTGGCGAGGCTCCACATTATAACTTCGGTCTCCTTGAGATCCTTGAGATCATGACAGATGAACTTGAAGCGGGTGGTCATCAATACTTTGTAGAAGTATATACTCCTAAAGAGCGTAGTGCATATTTTATCTTGATGGCTGGGTTTCGTAAAATGTTTTTTAGTCAGGCTAAAAAAAGTGCTTGACATTTGTTCTTTTGCTGATATAATATCCCTATAGTTGATGAGGAGAGTGACTTATGAAGTTCGATGATTATGAGTTTGAGCAGACCGCCAAGGTTTTGATGGTCATGAACCCAAGTGATCGGTTCGAGACTTGGGAAGATGTGGCAAGTTTCATGCGGAGCATGGCTTACCAGTATTCTTCCAAGAGCAACTCCTTCTCGACTGGTGGGTTCGTTTTGACCGCCTATGATGGTGCGGAAGGCGAACGGTGCGTTCGGGCTAGTGTCTCGGCCTATGTTGCCGGTGAATATATCAAGAAGGTGTCGAAGAGCTATGCATCCTTGCTTGGTCAGACCAGCTAAAAAGTGCTTGACTTTTCCACCAGACCAGATATAATATATGTATAGTTGATGAGGAGAGAGTGATGCAAGAAGCCATTTCGAAATACCTTGAGGCCATTAAGGCCGATTATGCCAAGTTCTATGAAACCAGTTCTTCTTCGAAAGAATATATCGAACGGCAGATCGCTGAGTTCAATGCTGGTTTGAAGTTTGAATACGGAAGCAAGTTCATTCGGGTTATCACTCAGAACCGTTCGGCTCACTCTTTCATCGCACTGCGTGACGAAGGCAAGTTCAAAGCTGGTGACATTCTGAAGTCCGCATCGTGGCGGGCCCCCGCGAAAAACTTCGCTCGTGGCAACATCTTCGCTGGTAAGTTTGATCGTATTAGTTGGGCAGGAGTTTACTGATGTTTGAAGTCTGGTTCATCAATTTCGGATATCTCGCCAATGAGGTATTCGAGACCCTTGAAGATGCCATCGAATATGGCAAGAAGAAGGGTTTTGAGTTCTCCGTTTTCTGCGACAATGATCTTGTTGGTTCTGCGACTGGTGTCAGTCTTGGTTGGAAAGAGGTCTGAGATGTTTTATTTCAGTGTGAAGTTTAAAGATGGTCGTCGGATTTATCAAGAAAATCTGTCAAAGCGTCAAGCCGTTATTCGATACAACAGGTATCTGAAAGAGATGGTCGTTCTAGAAGTTCAGCGGGTTGAGTGGGGGTTGCTATGAAGTTTGCATTTAAAGAATTAATCTTTAAGCCGTATGAAAGCTATGAAGAGATTCCGCTCGAAGTCAAAGAATATGTGTTGACTGTAGCTGGGTTCAAAGAACAGCCTATTGAGATTCTGCCTTTGTGGGAAATCAACGACTACTTTGTTGGAATGTATGAACACGAAAAGCGGAAGATCGCTGAAGAATGGGAAGATGGGTGGGTATTGTGAGTAAACCTTCGAAGAAGTATGTGTCTGATCCTAATAAGTCTTATATTGCGAAGCCACGGCTGAACAACTATCTAGATTCGAAAACATTCAATACCATCAAAGAAGCTAAAAAGTATCTCGAAGAAAAGACTGGTTACACATCTAGTGTTGAAGACTGGTTCTTGATCGAGAAGATCATTGAGGTGGATCGGTGTCAGGCGTGATCGTTAGGATTTTAATGGGCTTCAGCATGATATTGACCGCGGTTTTGATTGTGGTCTTTTCATGCACAATTATCTATCTACTGGGTATTGACAATGTGATGTTTAGTGTGCTATCATTACTAATACTCGGAATATGTTATCTTATCGGCGATGAACAACTTAGCAAAGGAAAATGAAAATGCCTAATTGGTGTCAGAATAACGTGACTGTATCTCATGAAGATCCTGAGATGATGTTGAAGTTTGCAGCCGCTCTTAAAGAAGATAAGCTGTTTCAGACTTTCGTTCCACATCCTAGTGGTGAGTGGGAGTATGGATGGTCTGTAGAGAATTGGGGCACCAAGTGGGATGTGACTGGTGGTGACTTCAATCTTGAAGAAGATAACAAGTCTGGTATGGGCTTCTTCGATACTGCGTGGTCACCTCCAATCGGTTTCTATGAGAAGTTGACTGAGCAGGGTTTCGATGTTGATGCTACCTATATCGAGACTGGAATGTGTTTTGCTGGTGCTTGGGCGAGTGATGCTGGTGAAGATCACTATGACTATGACTTCGATGATCCGGACTGGCGCGAGAACATCTTCAATCCTGATGTTCTAGAGATGCTCGAAGGTGAATATGAATCTTGGCTCGAATGGCGAGAAGATGAGGAAGAATACGATGACGAATCGGACGAAGGAGTTCCTGTCGAAGGAACCACAGAAGGCTCTAAGTGAGTTAAGAGAACGGTTGTATGAGCGGCTGGAACTATGCCGCTCATTGACCTCTACTGAATATCCAGAGTGGTTGAATGTCCATGACTATGCATCTGGTCATTGGTTGGCTTTCCATAAGGCCGCATCGAGCGATGTTAAGTGGCTTGAAGAAACTCTCGATATGATAGAGAGGAGTTAAATGATGGATGAAATCACCAAACTCAAACGAGAGAACAGGCGTTTGCAGATTTATCGTAAGTTAGCCCATGAGTTATGCGGTTACCGGCTGCGCGATGTTGAATATTACGTCATGGTGGTAAAGCAGGTTGTCGATTGGTATGAAGAATTATCTGATGAAGATATGGAAATCAAACTGAGAGATGATGTTCGTCTCACCAAAAAATCGACATGGTACTAAAATAGTTGCATTTAAATTTCCACAATCTTAGGTTTGTATTCCATGTACCACGGTTTTTCATGACGATAACCACGAGGGTGACAGATAACACGAGTGCTACCGATCATATAGTCAAATTCATCGTGAGTGTGACCGTGAATCCACAGCTTAGGTGGCTTGGTCATATTTAGTATCATGTCGGTATAGTCGGTGTAAAATGCAGGGTTCAAAGGATCACCCTTATAATGACCTGCTACAGACAAAGCGGACGGGCAGTGGTGACTTACAATGATATCAGCGCCGCTGTTAAACAAGAAGTCTCGATGCATTACATGAGCCGCTTGCATCTTCTCTTGCGTGATACCATCGATATAGGTTGTGTCGATCAGACCATTTTTATAGACCAACCAATGCATAGGATTAGACACATCAGTCCAAAGCGTAGCACCTGCAATCTTGATATCACCGACCTGACGCACACTCATATAGTCAACTGGATCTGGAAATTCACCATGATAATAATCGTGGTTACCCATCACAGAGAACATATAGTTTTGATGTTTCTCTATGAAGTCGCGCCGAATCTTTATGGTATCGGACACATCACCAGCATTGATATAGAACACACCATCCTGATTTTCAAGATCATACGGGCTATCATCAGGCTCGAACTGATATGGATTCGTTGTGTGTAGATGCAGGTCAGAGAAGATACCAATTTTCATACTTTACGCCCTAGTGTTGTTGGATCACAGCCGTCGGTTATGTATTGATAACCACCTTTGTTATAGGCTGGTGCAGTCTTTGTTTTCTTACGTTCGATCTCTTTTACGGTTGCTACAGTCTCAGCACGGTCGCGCTTCCACTTGTCGTCATCGACCGACCGCTTGTAACCACCATCAACATGTAGCTTGTCGGATGTGGCTACGCCTCGCTTCTCGCCAGATAG